GCATAGGGTCGGTGGCCCATAAAAAGAGAGCGCAGTCCGTAGCCGCCAGATCCTGAACCGGGAGCCTTTGTATGTCTCCAAGGTTCATGCATTCGTAATGATTTTCTGCGGAGCGGCCCTTGCCTTCCTGACTCCATGTTCGGAAGGTCCATGGTGGGTCGGCATAGATTATGGAGAATTTGTTAGTGGGTGAGGAGAATCCAGACAACATCCAAAAGCAGTCCCAAAATATACATCAGGCGCTCAAAGCTTTGAGTGCTTGTTTTAGCGACTTCACTTCTTTTTTAAGGGTGTCTATTTTCTGACCTGAGAGATCATTTTCTTGCATGATCTTGCTTGCGAGAACGCCCAGCTCATAGAGAGTTGCCTCCAGCTCTGTTCCAGATTTGCCACGTTTGGTCATAAAGACTTCGCAGGGGTTGCCGAAGTGCGGGTCAAATCCCACAGTCACGGCGAGTGAGAAGCCTTCGCCGCTCACTTCATCCGTGATGGATGGCCTACGATTTGGAGGCTCGTTCATCTTCTTCTACCGCTTTCTCCAGGATGTAGGTAAACTGTCCTGACAGCGTTCGCATTTCCCGTTTCGCCATGGCTCTCAGCTTCCTGTAGGAAGCTATGCTGATAACGATGGACTTCCATTTTTCTGGGTTCATCAAATCCTCCTAATCATCTGGGACAATACGCGATTTCTCTTTACGTTGCAACCTTTTTCAGGGAGCCCCAGTCAGGTCCGAGGGCAATGTCCACGGGAGAAGGAACCTCTAATTCCACGGCTTCTTCCATAAGCTTTTTAATCTCCTCGGCTTCTCCCAGATCCTTTACGGAGACGGCCAGCTCGTCATGTATCTGGACGAGAGGGACCTTCCCGCTGTTGTACACCTGCACCATGGCCTTCTTGGTCATGTCTGCCGCCCCGGCCTGAATTAAGCGGTTAAGCGACTTCCAGGTGTAGCTTCTGCGGATATTTTGCCCATATTCAATAAGAGCCTCTTCCTTCGGCAAAGCTCGGGCAGAGACGAACAGGTTGGGCTCCCACAAGTTGAACCTGCACTTCCGTCCGAGGAGGGAACGGACAAAGCCGCTGCCCATCTTATCGGATACCTTTCTCTGGACGGCATCCTGTAGCTCCTTAACGAAAGGCACCTTGTCATGGTACTGGGCGATCAGGCGCTTGGCTTCATCTACAGTAACGTCCAGACTTTCAGCGAGCTTATTTTGCCCCATTCCATACATTAAAGCCAGATTAATGGTCTTTGCCTGAGATCTTGGGATAGAAGCAATACCGGCAACCAGTGCGTGGAAATCGGTCTTGGGGTTCTCCTGATAGGCTTCCACGAAAGCCTCCGAGCCCGAGAGGCCGTTGCCTGTGAGGCTGGCATAGTGAACCAAAATCCGAGGTTCCTGTTGCGAATAGTCCAAGCTACTCCACTGCTCTCCAGACTCAGGTTGGAACAGCCCTCGAATGGTTTTTGAGAAGCGTGGATTGCGGGCTGGAATGGTCTGCAAATTTGGGTTATTCATGGATATGCGGCCAGAAACTGTCCCTCCGCCATCCGAGCGCAGCTGGTTGATGTGGCCGTGGATGCGTCCATTCTCTGAGTACCGGAAGATGTTGGTAAGGAAGGTGTTTCCTATCTTGTCCACCTCTCGTGCTTCAGCGATCTGCTGGGCTACAGGGTGCGAATGGTTCTTTAAAAAATTCTTAGTGAAGGAAGGGAGGCCTGTCTTGGTCCGTGAGTACGGTATCTTGTGGTAATCAAATACTTTCGCAATGCTTGCCGCCGCCCACAATTCGACGGCTACACCTGTCTCTTTTTTTATTTTAGACAGGATAGACTTAACTTCTTTCCCGAGCTTCTGCTTGATCCGGTCAGCCTGATCCAGATCGACACGCACTCCCTGCCACGTCATGTCTATACAGAGCGGCAGTACTTCAGTTTCAAGATCAAAGATCTGCCAGAGATCCTCTTGCGACAACAAGGCTTTGAAATGTTGCCATAACTCAAGTGCTAAACGTGCGTCCGCTTCCGCATACTCTCCCACAAAGGCGGCTGGCAGTTTGTACATCTCCGCCTTGGGGTCCACGCCAAACTCTTCAGCGGCTTGGCGTAACGCCGATTCATTCTTCATCTCTCCCAAGTAGTCGTATGCCACGGAGTTTAAGGAATAGAAGCGTCTGTTCTCATCAATTAGTGGAGCGGCCAGCATGGTGTCCACCAGCTTTCCCTCCACCTCAATGCCCAAGCGGCGTAGCCAGCCAACATCGTAAGCTGCATTATGGAACACCTTTGTGGAATCGTGCTTGGCTATTTCTTTGGTAAACCAGCGCTTGATGAGGCCACGGTCAAGGTTGCCGCCACCCTCATGGCCGAATGGTAGGTAGGAGTTAAAGCCTTCGTAAGCTACTGCAATGCCTACCACTTCTCCATGTCCTGTAGGCCAACCCGGTCCATGGGTCTTGAGCCGTGGGTCTTTGGTCTCCAAGTCTATTGCGATTTCCGCTATCCCATCGGGCGTAACAGGTAGTTCTTCTAGAGGGACCCACTCGGTCTGCACCCCGAATTTAGGCTTCTTTAACACCTTTTTCATTTAAACATCCCTTGGATACGGTAAGTCGTCTTTTAGTTTCTTCTGGGTAGGAGGCGCAGAGGAGGGCTTGCTTTCCAGTAGCTCAACCAGTTTGTTGACATACCACTGTGCTTTCTTGGCATCCTCCAGAGGGGTCGGATTTTTGATCCGGTAGCGTGACAGGTACTTGAGGGCGTTGCCAACGAGGACCGCCTCATCGCCGGGGAGGTCTTTCGCAACGTCCAGAATCATGTCGATGGTTTCTTGCTTATAGCGCTGATAGTAAGCAGGGGAGATAGGGTTCATACCATCCATCCTCGCATTAAATCCTGGGGCTCCTTGAGAAGTAGGTTTTGTTTGGTTCGTGTGATCCCTGTGTAAAGAACACGGTGAGCATCGTCAGGGTTTCTGGTCATTTGCTCCAGAGCTTTTGTGGTTAGATCCAGTATTAGAAAGACGTTGTCGGCCTCTCCACCCTTTGCACCGTGGACCGTGGACAGTTTGATCTGCGGCTTGGAGTTTAGATCAACGCCTCGTTTAAGAAGGGCGGAGGCATATGCTCTGTCCTCATCCTTTATTCGGTCCAGCACTTGTTCCCAACCACCTTCTGCTTCGAGACCAAAGTGTTCTTTGAGAAGGCCCATGGTAAACAAGTCCTGTGGGTTGGAAGATTTCAAAAGGTTCTTGCTGCCGCGCTTCAACCGCCCGTCCTCACTGCTAATGTGCTTGTAGAGGTTCTCGACTTCTTTGAGAGAGGCTTCTCGATTGTTGCCCTTGGAGAGGTAGTCCCATGTAGAAATAGCAGAGCGCACTTTCTTGGAGAGAGACGGGGAGTTGTAGCGTTCAAAATAATAACCCTGACTTTTCAAAAAGTACGCAATGTCGTTGAGCATGTAATTGGCCTGAGCCATGATAAGCCATTGATCTGAAAAGTCTATTCCATAATGGTCTGACACAGTCCTCACGCTCCCTTTCTCAGCTCGGGGAGACCAGTCCTTCTTCTGACGGGTTCGTATGCGATTGACAATTCGGTTGGCTAGTTCAAAAACTTTCCAAGGAACGCGATAGCTCTGACTAAGAACCTCACTGCTTCCTTCAAGTGTTATGAACTTTTTTATCTCCGCCCCATTCCACCCAAATATACCTTGGTCATCATCTCCCGCTATGTACATCCGCTCACATTTTGAATTTAAGATATGAGCGATCTCCCACTGTAACGGCGTGAGATCTTGCGCCTCATCCAGAAAGACTACTTTCAGTTTTGGGACAAGCTCCGGGGACGCTGCAAGTTTAGACAACATGTCTGTGAAGTCAGTAAGGTGGTTGGCTTGCTTGAAGCTTTCGTACTCATTGAAGATATGTTCAAAATGATAGAAGGGCTCCAGAAGGTCTGTATTGTTGTAAGCCCACCGAGGGCCGTGGAGCGTGGTCCGTGCTAAGTCAATCGCTCTCATTATCGGATGGCTGCTGCGGAAAGTAACAAAGCCTTCGTCTTCGGATATCTCTACTCCATCCACAAGGTTCACGCCGACCTTCTCGCTAAACTCTTTTAAGTGGCTCTCTTTCAAGACATCGGCGGAGCTGAGGCCTAGGGACTGAAACGCCATGGAGTGTAGGGTTCGGAAAAACAGGAAGTCTTTTTCCGGGTCCAGATTAAATCTTGCTACGGCTCTGTCCCGAGCTTCGTTGGACGCTTTCTTGGTGAATGCAAAGTAGCCTATTTCATTTGCCTTCACGCCATCTGCCAGAAGCTTCTCAACATGGTTAAGCAGGGTTGTTGTCTTTCCAGTTCCGGGTGGTCCAAATATTCTAATCATCTCGTTTCCTTACAATGGCATCTAAATCGTACCCCATGGCATGAAGCATTTTTTCGACTTTATAGATGGAGAGTTGGCGTGGCTTACTTGTATTTTCGTATTCGGATATAGTGCGCTGCGACAAAAACGTGCGGTCTGCCAGTTCCTTTTGTGATAGCTTTTTCTCCAGCCGCAACTCCCTAAGAAGAGCGGACCAATGGTCCTGTTGCTCGTTGTTATATGTCTTGACTTCCTCTGCCACGCCAAGGAAATAGTGCTCGGGACAAAGTGGTACTTCAGAGACCACGGTAACAGCGGCTTTGTAGCAGTGTCGGCAGAAGACTTTCTTTTTCCGCATTAGAAGGGCTCCTCGGGTCCTTCAAAGCGAGAACTGAACTCCTGTTCGATCTCCTCATAGGCTGGAATGCTCCAGCATCGTATAGGTCTGCCGTTTATCCGTAGCTGCTCTGACTGTCCGTCAATGTCGCGCAGCCTTTGTGCAATCTTGTTGGAACGGTACTCAGTGAACTTGTTGCGTTTGAGATAACCCTCAAAGTCCTTCAACCGGAAGTAGGTACGATGGGTTGTCTCATTGGTCCATGGGCGGCGAAGCAGGATCTCTTCTTTATCAAGAGCGGACTGCATGTGCGTGGTGAACTCTTCTAGCATCTCGTAAAACTGACCTCGCAGACTTGTGTCTTCGGAAGTTGTAATGATAGCACCTTCTGTCTCCACCATGGTTTTTAAAAGTGCATTCATCTGCGACTCCCAAGCCTGTCGGGCAATGGTGCGTGGCATGTGGTTGATCTGTTCCATACAGAGGATTTGAAACTTTGGCTGACGTTGAAGTGCTTCTGTGTCAAGTTCCACGGGTGAGCCGTTTACGTCTAGGAACCAGAGAGGTGGCTCAGAATCGTATTTACGAAGGTTCGCAATGCTTGCGGTATTGATGTCACCCCCGACACCATACCGGCGAGAACGGCAACGGTCCCGATTGCAAAAATTGCAAATTGGCTGGTCTTCACACTTGTACTGATAATCTTTCTTATGCAACTGAGCAGCGACAATGTTAACCTCTTTAAGATCAAGAGGAGGGTCCATAATTGCTTGGTTATACTCAAGGATTTTAGTTTCCCAATCATCAGGGTACGCCTTTCTCAGGTACACTCCCAGGTTAAACAGGCCATTGTTCCGTGTGCCCTCGGGGAAGCCCTGCCGTAAAAGCACCTGTAAACAGGGAGGTCCATCCTTGAGCCGCTCGTCAACCTCCGGAGTCTGCTTAACCAGAAGCTTGTCCAGAGCATCGGGCATAACGGCGGAAGCCTCCGCCATCTCCACAAATTCCTGAAGGGTAGCCATCTCGCCGTTTGGCTTGAAGGCGTACCGGAGTCCGTTCTCATGGTTGAAGTAAGGTAGGTTTAGAAAGTTGCCCTTGTCCCCTCGTTCGAGAACAAGAACAATCTGCTTTGGAAAAATCTCTGTGCCTTTGGCGCAACCCAGCTCCGAGGCTATCTCTTTCAATTTGTTTTGAAGAACCTCTGCTGCGACAGGCTCTTTGA